ATTATTCTGTTAAAGTATTAGGTAGAGTTATTATGCTTATTACTATGTTACCATTAATAATTTCTGCTAATAGAAGACTACACGAAATTGGTATGGCAATCTTTTTTGTGGGATTTATTTATATAATTATTAAATATCATATTTGGAATGTTTATTTTTAACACGGTATAAAAAATATAAGGAGTACGTAATATGCCTACAGTACATTTTCCTTACACAAAAAAGGGAGAGCAAAATGCAAAAGCTGCCGCTAAAGAATATGGCGGTAAATATGTAAGTGATAAAAAGGACAAAGCTGGCGGTGGAGCATCCATTATGATTGCTGTAGGTACACCAGTTAAAAAGAGAAAGAAATCCCCTGCTAGGAGAAATAGCAAGGCACATAAAAAATGAACGATATCGAGCGAAAGAATGAAATCGATATTGTACAGATTCGTGGTGAATTGAAGCTACTGGCTGAAAAGATAGATGTCATAAAGACAAATGATCTTTATCACATTCAGAAATCAGTAGATGGTGTAAATAAGATTCTATGGGCCGTTGGACTTCTTATTCTTGCTCAACTGGCTATGGGAATTAAAATGGCTATCTTTGGTTAAAGTAATGCAAGCAAGTGTATCTTTTAAATGGTCTGAACTAGAATGTAAGTGCGGTTGTAAGACAAGATATGTACAAGATGAAGCTATAAATAAATTACAAAAACTAAGAGATATTTTACAAAAACCAATGATTATAAATAGTGCAGCACGTTGTCCTTTGCATAATGTGCGAGTAGGGGGTTCACCAAAAAGTCAACATAGGTCAACGAAACAAAGTCCCTCTACGGCATTTGACATTTCATTAAGGGGTTTAACTAAAGAAGAAGTAATTAAAGCAGCAGAATTTGCTGGATTTAAAGGTGTGGGAGTAAATTATAAAAGCTTTGTACATGTAGACAATCGTAAGTACTCTGCAACGTGGTAAGGAGAATTATATGTTTGATATGATAGCTTCAGTATTAACTGGCGGTGCTACTGGTATTATAGGTAGTTTAATTGGTACTGTAGGTCGTTATTTTGAAACTAGGCAAAAAATAAAACAGATGTCTTTGGAGTTCGATCAAGAATACAAATTACAGGAATTGCAAATCTCCTCTAGAAAAGAGGAGCTTGAAAGTGAAGAAGCCATTGCACGTATGGAAACAAATGCAGCTATGAAGACAGCTTCCTATGCACATGATGCTTCATATGGACCTGCATCTGTTACGATAGCCTCTATTCTTCGTTTTGTACGTCCAGTTCTTACGTTTGTGTTATTGGGCTTTGTCGTATATATCTTTTGGCAAGCAAATGACGATAAAGCACTTGTATTTGATTTATCAAACCAGATCATGTTCCTGACTACAACTGCTGTAGCATGGTGGTTTGGAGATAGAAGCTTTAGAAAATGAGAGAATTAACCACAAAACAAAATACGTTTCTACAGGTATTGTTCGATGAAGCTGGAGGAGATTCATCTAAAGCTAAAGTATTGTCTGGCTATAGTGAAGCTTCAAGTACTTCAGAGATTGTACGTTCATTGAAAGATGAGATTCTTGAACTTACAAAAGAGTATCTTGCAGTGAATGCGCCAAAGGCAGCTAATGCTTTAATCAATGTACTAGATCATCCTGCTGAATTGGGCAACCAACATAGACTAAATGCAGCTAAAGAGATGCTGGATCGTATTGGTATTCAAAAAACAGATAAGGTAGAAGTATCTGCTCCACAGGGCATCATGCTGCTTCCACCAAAAGAACACGGCTTACAGTAAAGGCAATTGTAGTGGCATATAAAAAAGGAGACTACAAAAAATACCATAAAAGTAAACGCATGAAAAAAGAACGTGCGAAAAGAAATAAGAATAGGCGTGAAGCAGAACGTAAGAAAAGGGTTAAAAAGGGTGATGGTAAACATATAGACCATAAGGACGGTAATCCTAGAAATAATACAAAGGGTAATTTAAGAGTAGTCTCAGCTAGAAAAAATAGAAAAAAACAATAATGTATGATGCCGGATATTTTAAAATGCCTGATCCTGTCGGGTTACAAGAAGACAGTGTGTGGCTAGAGATACCAAGAATAAGTAGAACCATTCCGTTTGGTTATGAGGTATATGAAGAAGATCAAGATGTACTTATACCTATTGTAGAAGAATTAGAAGCTCTGGAATTAGCAAAAGATTATTTAACAGAGTATTCTTATAGAGATGTAGCAAGGTGGTTAAGTGACAGAACAGGACGACAAATCTCCCATATCGGACTCAGAAAACGTGTCCAAAAGGAAAAGCAAAGGAAAAGCAAGGCAGCTACATATAGAGCATGGGCTAAAAAATATGAAGTCGCCATCAAAAAATTTGAAGAGCTTGAGGAGAAGCGTACAGGCGCGAAAGAAAAAGCAAGAAAAGGAGAAGTCCAACCCGCCGCCTAAGCCAGAGATAAAAGAAAGTGATGAAGGTTTATCGCTAAAAGAAAAATATAACATATTATTTGAGCCTAATAAAGGGCCGCAAACAAACTTTTTAGCGTCATCGGATCGTGAAGTACTATACGGCGGTGCTGCAGGAGGAGGAAAGAGCTACGCAATGTTGGCTGATCCTCTTAGATATTTAAGTCATCCTCAATTTTCTGGACTACTTTTACGTAGGACCACAGAGGAATTGAGAGAATTGGTTTGGAAATCACAAGAGCTTTACCCAAAGATTATTTCTGGCGCAAAGTGGTCAGAAAGAAAAATGCAGTGGACCTCCCCTTCAGGCGGAAGATTGTGGCTGTCATATCTAGATAGAGATGATGACGTACTCCGTTACCAAGGGTTATCTTTTTGCTGGATAGGTTTTGATGAGCTTACGCAATGGCCCACACCATTTGCGTGGGATTATCTAAGATCAAGATTGAGGTCTACTGCGCCCGATCTTCCGGTGTACATGAGAGCTACTACGAACCCCGGTGGTTCAGGACATGTGTGGGTAAAAAAATATTTTATAGACCCAGCAACTCCCGGTGATTCCTTTTGGGCTACCGATGAAAATGGTAAAACATTAATATACCCTAAAGATCATAGTAAAGAAGGACAGCCTTTATTTAGTAGAAAGTTTATTCCTGCAAAGCTATTTGATAATCCTTATTTATCAACTGGTGGTGATTATGAAACAATGTTGTTATCGTTACCAGAAAATCAAAGGAAAAGATTGCTAGACGGTAACTGGGATGTAGCAGAAGGTGCGGCATTTCCTGAGTTTGATAGAACGGTACATGTAGTTGATCCATTTGATATACCAAAGAATTGGCCTAAATTTAGAGCCTGTGATTATGGCTACGGTTCTTACAGTGCTGTTTTATGGTTTGCAGTTGCTCCAGATGGTCAGCTAGTTGTATATAGAGAATTGTATGTATCAAAAGTATTGGCAAAAGATTTAGCCAATAAAGTTTTGGCACTAGAAGAAGGTGACGGTACAATTCTTTATGGCGTGTTAGATAGTTCTTGTTGGCATAAACGAGGCGATACAGGACCAAGCCTAGCAGAACAAATGATTTTAACTGGGTGTCGTTGGCGACCAAGTGATAGAAGTGCAGGAAGTAGAATATCAGGAAAGAATGAAATACATCGTCGTTTACAAATACAGGAATCATATGATGATGATGATCAAGTTCCCGGAATGACTGTATTTTATACTTGTAGAAATCTTATTTCACAACTTCCTTCAATTCCTCTTGATAAAAAGAATAGTGAAGATGTAGACACAAAGTCTGAAGATCATTTATATGACGCTTTAAGATACGGTGTAATGAGTAGACCAAGAAGAGGTATATTCGATTTTACAATTGAAAAAATGTCAGATAGATACACACCATCTGATGCAACCTTTGGATATTAAAATATGGTAGATATAAACTTTGAAGAAGAAGATACTTTAGTTTTAGATGAAAAAACTGAGGACGATGAGTTGTCGGGAATAGTCACTTTTATTAAAGACAATTTTAAAAGATCAAAAGATTGGAGAAGGTTTGATGAAGAGAGGTGGTTACAGTCTTATCGTAACTATCGTGGTATTTACGGTTCTGATGTACAGTTTACAGAGGCAGAACGATCTCGTGTCTTTATTAAGGTAACAAAAACAAAAGTACTTGCCGCTTATGGACAGATTACAGATGTACTATTTGCAAGGCAAAAGTTTCCTTTAAGTATTGAGCCTACAACTTTACCTGAAGGAGTTACTGAGTCTGTTCATTTTGATCCTAACGATAAGACAGAAGAAGATTCAGCAGAAGAAGGGATGACTAAAAGTCCATATGGTTTTCCGGGAGATGGCGAAGATTTAGAACCCGGAGATACCGCTGCAAGTTTATCGGAACGTAAGTTAAAACTTGGCCCACTAGAAGACAAGCTTTCAGAAATTGATGGGCTAAAAGAAGGTATAGGTCTTACACCCTCTGCAGTAACTTTCCATCCTGCAATGGTAGCAGCTAAAAAGATGGAAAAGAAAATAATGGATCAACTAGAAGAGTCAGGTGCAAGTAAGCATTTACGCTCTGCTTCTTTTGAGTGTGCTTTATTTGGTACAGGAATTATTAAGGGTCCATTTGCAGTAAATAAAGAATACCCAAATTGGAATGAAGAAGGTGAGTATAATCCTACAATTAAGACTGTACCTAAATTAACCAATGTGTCTTGCTGGGATTTGTATCCTGATCCAGACGCAAGTAATATGGACGAAGTTACATATGTAATTGAACGACATAAGCTTTCTAAATCTAAACTACGTGCACTAAAAGATAGACCGCATTTTAGGCATGAAGCCATTGATCGTTGTATCGAAATGGGAGAAGTGTATACAAGTGAGTATTGGGAAGATGCCCTAAAAGATTATTATCTTAATGATCATCCTGAACGGTATGAAGTTCTTGAGTATTGGGGAACAATGGATTCCGATATGGCAAAAGAGTTTGGCCTAGATTTACCAAAACAATTTAAAGATGTAGATCAGATACAGGTAAATTGTTGGGTATGTAATAACTTTATTTTACGTCTTGTAGTAAATCCATTTAATCCTACTCGTATTCCTTATTATGCTGTACCATATGAGCTTAACCCATATAGCTTCTTTGGTATTGGCCTTGCTGAGAATATGGACGATACCCAAACATTAATGAATGGTTTTATGCGTATGGCAGTTGACAACGCTGTACTAAGTGGTAATCTTCTTATTGAGGTAGATGAAACTAACCTTGTTCCGGGGCAGGATTTAGAAGTATATCCGGGTAAAATCTTTCGTAGGCAAGGCGGCGCACCCGGACAAGCTGTATTTGGTACTAAATTCCCAAATGTAAGTAA